TATTCTTGCATCGCAGATTCTAGCAACGAACCCAGGCAATCACCATTCCCGCTGAGCAAAGTAGTCCATCAATTCCTCAGTATCGACATGCTCTAGCAGCTCGGCGTCTGTCATCGCTAGGCCTGTTTCAACCCAGACCCCCTCAAGATCTTCCATCTCTGGGTCTTCTGCCGGGTAGCAATCCTCGGGAGCACCATAATACCTTCCAGGATGTCCGCCAGATATCGAGGCGGATACCTTGAACTCCCTTTCCTCTGTCGTTTCTGTTTCTTTGGTCCATTGCATCATTGTTGTCGTTTTCATGTTGTCCCTCTCGTTATCTGAAAATGTCTATGAAGCTTGTAGCGTCGGTGACTGGTTTAACTGTTGCGCCCTCGATAACCATGTAATCAAACCCGGCACCATACAGGTAGCTGTGGTGGCGACACCAGGAGCGGGTTATCGCTATCGCTCTTTCTAGAGATACTGCCTTAAAGCAAAACTCAGGCTCAAAATTCTTTGCCTCAAGTACCGTGTAAGTTTCCATTTTTGTTCCCTTTCGTTTCGTCTCTCTCAGCCACAAAGAAATAATAGATTAACTATCATTTTAAGTCAAGCAATTTAAATAATAGTTTAAGTATTATTTTTAGATAAATTTACTGCGCGATAGTACACTAATAGCGTGATATCGCGCACCTCCCTACCGAATGCAATCCCTCCAGCATAAATAGTCAATGATATCCATATCATCCAACCATCACTTGACGGTGCGCGTGTTTCTGTCTAGTGTGAAATCACACAACATGGAAAGATTAGGAAAATAATTAAAATAATAGTGTAACTATCAGGTGCTAGTATTTTATCTAAGTGTTTAGAATTGTTGAGGATTTATGGATTTTGGAGAGTCGCTTAATTTAGCGTCAATGCGTAGCAAAGAGGTAGATAGTGTCCTATCTATCTCTGTCGAGCAACTAAAATTTTCACTAAATAAGTTTGAAGAAAAGGCCGATCAGATAAATTCCGCAATGATTTCACTGAAAGCGATTAAAACTGATCTTGAGAGCAAGATTAAAGATAAATCGATCATAAGTAATGAAGAGGCGAAAGAGGGTCTTGATCTTCAGTTAGCGGATTGCGTCTCCGATAGACGGGCCGCAAAGATGCTTCTAGTTCAGCTTCGCGAAGAAATAGAATTCCTCAGGAAAGTAATCAAATTCAAAACGGAAATTGTAACTTGAAATATCAGAGAAAAGTGAGCTCGGTAGATGCTTACTTCTACACGACGAAAGAATGGTTCGAGCGCGAAGCACCGACTTGGCTGAAAGAGCTGGCGACATTCAAGGGCGGGATTCTGATACTCACAACGGGGCATCGCACTGCAGCAGTAGCGAAAGGATTGTGGATTGTGCAGTCAGATGATAGGACAACGTGTCACCCAATTAGTTCGATATCGTTTGATAAACTCTATGAGGCAGTAAAATCATGACTAAATACCCAAAATGGTATCAAAAGGCAGAGAAAGAAATCGGCGTATTAGAGAAGCCAGGCGAAGGGGATAACCCGCGAGTTATCGAATACCATGCTTCGACTTCTCTTAAAGCAACACATGACTCTGTGCCATGGTGCGCATCTTTCGTTAGTTGGGTACTGGAGCAATCTGGTGTTCATTCAACCCGAAGTGCTTGGGCCAGAAGCTATTTGCGTTGGGGTGTCAGGCTAAAGACGCCAGTGCCGGGATGTGTCGTAATTCTTGAGCGCGGCGCGAAGTCAGGACATGTCGGATTCCTCGAATCTTATGACGCGAAGAAAGATCGGGTCATGCTTCTTGGCGGCAATCAAGCTGATCAAGTGTGTCTCAGAACCTTCCCGGCAGCACGTGTGCTAGGATATCAATGGCCGCACGATGAACCGATTCCCGAAGGTGTCGCGACACTTAAAGCACTTAAACCACACGAGTAGGTAAGCTATGTCATATGATCTAAGACCAGTAAAATCGAGAGCTGAGCTTGCACCTCTAGCGCAACAGTTTGTGGAGAACTTCGCTAAGAACTTCGGACACGAGCCAGACGCTGAGCTAATCGCTAAATGGTGCAAGATGAAAGTCTTGAAGCTACAAGAAGCTTACGTCTCGAACTACATTGAAGGTTATGCAGTGCAAGACATTCGCCCATTTAGCGACACTGTTGAACACATCATGAATCCGCCCAAGGCTAACCCTGCGACAAAGAAGCCAGTAATTTGAAACAGCCAGTTAAACGTGGCAGCGAGTACGGGACTGCATTGTCCCGTACTATCGTCTCGCTCACGCGAGACGGTAGATCGATGAAAGATATTGCTAAGATTCTTTGCATCCCGAAGAATACTTTAATGCTTTGGATAAGGACGCATCCCGGTCTCGCGAGAGATGTAGAGACTTCTCAAGAATTTGTCGAGAGCGCAGTAGAACATTCTCTATTCGGCCTAGCTTTTGGCGCATCACACAAAGAGACGAAAGTTTTCTGCACTAAAGAAGGTGAGATCGTAACTCATGAGATCGATAAGCACTATCCGCCAAACTTTCAGGCTATCCAATTTCTGCTAAAAAACATCAATCCGGAGAAATGGAAAGATAGGCAGGAAATATCGATAGACTCAAGTGACTACACAGTCAAAAATATCTCTGAGGCAATCGACATACTTGCAAAAGATCCTGCACTTCTTGGAGATGGTGACAATGGAGACTTTAAAGCTAAAGATTAGAGAAAATGCTTTGTCCGATGTTTCCTTTCAACCACGCAAACTATTCTTAGGGATTCAGGAAATTAACGAGCTATCCTGGAATACAGATTTTATTGCAGAAAACTTTGGATGTACGTTGAACATGCTTAATGCTGACGATCGCTTAGACTTCTATGAGGCAGCTAATGGGGGGCACTTGATGGCCGACACTTCTTTCGGAGTACTCCCAATCACTCTCGTTGACACCCCAAGCATGGTGGAATTTTCTTGACTGAGAGAAAGATTCTACATCTAGCGAATGTGCTGCAAGGCCTCCATGAGAATTGGATGCCTCACGCTACCCAGGTGAAAGTACTTCACGCGCTTTTCTACGGGAAGAAAAAGCGCATCGCTATCGAGTGCGGGAGGAAATGGGGGAAAACTGATGTTCTATGCTACATCCTTTGGCGTCTGTCGCTTATGCTTTCTGGTGCTGACAATTATTATTTTGGTCCGACTTCCACCCAGGCGAAAGAATTAATCTGGGCCAACCAAAGACTCCAATCATTTGGGCCACGTCGCTTCCTTGCCGGGAAACCAAACGAGACTGAGTTAAGAATGCGCTTCACTACCGGCAGTTTCGTTAAGCTTGCTGGCTCTGAGAACTATGAGAGCTATCGCGGTGTCGAGCCGGATGTTTACGTCTATGACGAGTTTAAAGACTTCCACCCGCTATTTCACCCTGCAATGGAACCAAATGAGGGAGCTAAACAAAACAAGGGCACAGGTATTCATATTGTTGTAGGGACACCACCCGAGACGGATGCGCACCCGACTGACCCCAATCGTCGCCATCCCTTCTATGAGCTAATGGACGAGATTGATGAAGACCCCGACGGCGCATATTTTAATTTCTCGACTTACGACAACCCGCACATCCCTGCAGCATGGATCGATAAGCAACGGCTAAAATATATTGCGCGAGGCGATGAAGCCGGCTTTATGCGCGAGCATATGGCGAAGCGGATCAAGGGAGGACCCGGCGCAATCCTTCCAATGTGGGATCGAGCCTTATTTGTCAGACCGCATAACTATGTAATGGAGAAGCTGCAGCGCGATAGAAAGCACATGCAATACTACATCATCGCCGACCCTGGCACAGAGACGGTGTTCGCCATGCTGTTCTATGCGATGAATCCGTACACGAAGGATGTTTATCTTCTTGACGAGATTTACGCCAAGACTCAGATGGAGACATCTACCGGCAAAATTATACCGTTAATGGCCAGTAAGAGGCAGGCACTTGGCGACGGCATAGAATGGGTGCAAGTCTATGACGAGGCCGCTTCATGGTTTGCCAATGAAGCATCTGCCAGCTACTCGGAACCGTTTCTCCCCACGCACAAGTCTTGGGATAAAAAAACCTCTGGACTTTCTTTAATTAAAGATCAAATGTTAGGCAGTAAATTAACTGTAAGTGATCGATGTACAAATTTTGTCTGGGAAGTAGAAAACTACGTCAAAGACAAGAATGGCCATATCCCGAAAAAGGGGGATCACCTGATTGATTGCTTTCGCTACGGCAATGCTGCAGCTGGGCTATCGATCAACGATGAGAATACGCCAGAGGAGAAGGACCCGGAAGATATGCCACGCGGGTTTCCGCTTGGCTCAGAGTTTCAACCCGATGACCCATGGGAGAGTGAATATTGATTAGCATAGCTTTTGGTGTAGCCGTAGCGGCATTTACTCTAGCTCTCATGTCTTTTGCTATGGCCATCTACGCCGTTATCGAGACGAGAGCAGCACAGAAATCAACACACACAATGATCGGCGGTATGGCCCCGGTGAATCCTGATCGATTCCAAAGTCAAGAGGAATTCGATAGGGCGATGGCTGAAGCTGAAGATGGTTATATAAAACAAACTCTAGGAGACGATGATGAGTAATTTTGATGAATTATCCGAACTCCAAGAGAAGGGGCAAACTGAGGCCGAGACTCAACCCTTTTGGAAAGTAGATCATGAGGACGAGAAAGAAACGCTCACTTGGCTAAATCTAAATTTCGACAGGCTTCTAAAGTCATCGCTGTCTAGACACATGACGATCAAAGAGAATATCGCATACTATCGCGGCATGACTTACGAGCGCGGATCTCGCTCCGACAGAGAACGAAACTTTAACGACTCGCCTCGTAGAAGTAAATTGCGCAAGCTTAAAATGTCGGTGAACTCGCTTCACGATATGATTGAGCAAAACGTATCAAGAGAAACTCGCTACCGCCCAGCCGTCACCTTCAGCCCAGGCGGAGAGTCGGACCATGATGACCAAATGGCATCGAAAGTAGTCGAGAAGGTTAATGATTCAATCTGGTATCGTGAGAATATCGATAACCTTTTTCAGACTCATTCCCGCGTATCAAAGATCGCCGGAGAATCTTATTTCATGATCAAATGGAATAAGCATAAAGGGCCGTTGCATCCGGACTACATCAAGAAATTATTTGAGATGAACCAGATTAAAGGCGACCCCTCAGATATGTCAGAGAAGGAAATTGATAAACTTCTCAAGGAGCACGTGAAGAAATTCCCTAAGTTTAAAATCAAAGACGACGTGACTGGCGAATCAATAAGCGTCGATCGTCCTTTGAGAATAGGCGAGGAGGAATTCGAGATTGTTCTACCTCTTTACATTCTCCTGCAACCAAAGAACCATTATGACAAATGTGACTGGGCATTCTATTTTGAATACTGCCACGTTGAAGATGTGAAAGCAGACTTTCCCGACGTCGCCCACAGCGTCAAGACTGGGCAGAATCTTACTCAGCTAGAGATGGAAAGCTTCGAGGAAAAGAAACTAGATAACCACGTTCTCAAGATCCACTTCTATCATCGTGGTACCGATAAACTCGACAAAGGTAAATACATCTGCTTTACGCCAGACGTTATCCTCTACAACGAAGATAATGAATTCGCCAACCTCACGGCAACCAACGGCTTCCCGTGGGTTCGTCGCTTCGATGACCTTCCACCAAACCATCTTTATGGTGTGGCTGTCATGGAACAAGCGAAGCCGCTACAGGAAAAATTGAACTGGCTTTATTCCAGTTTGGTTAAAGGATCGATGCTTACCAGTCACCCGAAATGGGTGGCCCCGATTAACTCTGTCAAGACAGAATCCATGGGTAATGATTCCACCATCATGTGGTATCGCGGCGCAGTCCCACCACAATTGATGCAAACCAACCCAGGCGCACCGAGCACCTTCAAACTAATTGAGATTTTCTCCAATGAACTTCAAAAGATTATGGGCGTCTTTGGCGTATCAAGAGGAGAGCCACCGGCGGGAGTTAAGTCGGGAGTTGCTATCCAATTCCTTAATGAACAGGAAAATGAAAGAGCCAACAGTCAGATTGCGAATCATAATTCTAACATTCAAGACGTTGCGACGCTTACGGTCTTTCTTGCCGGGATAAAGTATGACGATTCTGATCAGCGATTAGTTAAACTTCTTGGCGTCAATGATGCAGGAATGGCGAAGTACTTTGACCTCGCCAACCTCTCAAGAGAATGGGACGTAAAGGCGCAAACATCTAGCGCACTTCCCCACCAAAAGGGTCAGAGGATTCAAACAATCATCGACCTTCGCCGGGAATTCCCTGGACGTGTTGACGATGATGAAGCCCTCGACATGATCGGCTTCGGGCAAGCTGATAAATTCATCTCAGTAAATACCGTCAACCTTCGCGCAGCCGAAGCTGAGAACGATGAAATACTTCGCGCTGGGAAAACTTCTGATCCCGAGCCATATGAGGAACACCTACTTCATTACCGCATCCACCTTCGCAAACTGTCTGAGAAGGATATGAAAGATGGGACCGTTAAGAAGCCAAAAGTTCAGGAGTTAAAGGACCACATCGCAACGCATGAGATGCTCATGCTGGATATCGCTATCAAGAACCCAAACTACTACGCGACTATCATGCAACAATTCCCAGCCTTTCCTCTGTTTATGCCGATGCCTAACCCGCCGCCGCAAATGCCGATGATGGCTGGTCCCGGACAACTGGGACAGCCAGGTCAACAGATGCAGCAAGGACAACCGCAACAACCGTTTACACAGCCATCCCAGGAAGTCCCTGCCGGCGTAGAGAATCAAGCACCCATCGGAGGTTATTAGATGGCAGACGTAGAGCTAAGCATCAATCCCAATAACGAGATGACTGAAGACGAGAACATTACTGCCGGGTCTGGCGGTATCACGTTTGATGATCTTGAGGGATTGCATGATCAGGCAGAGAAGGATGCTAAACCATCTAAGTCCGAGCCGAAAGCTAAAGGGAAAGAAGAAAAGAAAGAGGAGTCCGATGACGATGACGATGAAGAAGAGTCTGAGGAAGACGATGAGGAAGAGTCTGATGAAGAATCCGAAGCAAAAGCTAAGGACACGGCAAAGAACGTTATTGATGCAGGAATTAAGGGAAAGAAACTCCAGGCGAGTTTTGCGGGAAAGGATTTCGACTTACATACAGGGGCCACAATTCCGGTCAAGATTGACGGCACTATTCAATCTGTCCCAATCCAATCCCTAATCAACAACTACTCTGGCAAACAGACTTGGGATAAGAAATTCTCTGAACTCGACACCGACCGCCAAGACTTCATTGGTCGAGTCAAGAATCTTGACGGCTTCATCCAAAACATTTTTGACAAAAGTACAAAGATAGAAGAATCCGAGAATAAAGTCGCGGCGAGCTTCGAGATTATGAAAATGATTGCGCAGCTTGCCGGGAAAGATCCTCGACAATTATGGGAACCAATCTCTCGCGCGATTGCCAGTGACTACCATTCCACTAACGGCATGTCAGATCTCGAATTAGAGAACTGGGAATTAAAAAGAAAATTCGAGCTTGACAATATCGACAAAGATATTGATGCTAAAAGAACAAGCGAGGCTACCTCTAACAAGGCAACAGCCGAAGCCGAATCAAAAACAATTCAAACATACGGGCTCAATCAACAACGGGTTGACAGTCTAAGGCAGTACCTAACTTCTAACAAGTTGCGTGCTTCGATCAGAGATGTAGTTGAACTTGACCGAATCGAGATGGCGACAGAGGCCATAGCGGAATTCGATAACGAGTTGGCTGGCGATGCGGATCTTCGAGACTCGCTAATCGACAGAGGGATGAAAGATCCCGACTTTACCAAGGAAGACATGCTTGAAGTTCTCCGAGCGGTTTATCTCAAAGAAGACAAGACATCAGAGAATATCAAGCGGAAGTTGGGTAAAACCAGCCAAACCAAACCAAAAAAGACAGAACCTAAGACACCAAAAACTATCCGTAAATCTGACGATTTATGGGCCGAACTCTAAAGGGAAATTATCATGGGACAATTGAACCTGACAGACGCAACCGCACTCTTCAAGATTAAGTACGGCAAGCTTTCTGAGAATGTTTACAACAGCTCCAACGTATTGCTGGCCCGTGTAAAGAAGTCTTATGACTTTACTGGTAAGCAAGAAACTGGCGCAGTACCGACTAGCTTCGCTGGTGGCGTAGGTTCTGGCATCTTGCCAAGCGTCAACAACGATGCTGTCGATAACTACACGATCACACGTAAAAAAGTTTACGCGCGTGCAGAAATCGAAAGAGAAGCAATCAAGGCAGCATCTTCGGACGAAGGCGCTTTCGTCAATGCAACTAAATTCGCTGTTAAGCGTGCCGTTGAAGCCTACATGCGTAACTGTAGCCGAATCCTTTTCAATGACTCGTCCGCTACTAGCGGACTGGGAAACGGGGCGGTTGCTCGCGGAACTGGTTCCGTTGCACCGACCGGCGCAGGTACAACTGGCTCACCTTATTTGGTGACTCTCAATGCTGACACTGTAGAAAGCTTCATTGAAGAAGGTGACTTTCTTCATTACAGCACTGAGTCCGGCACGGCAAACCTCTTGACCGTAACCAACTACAACCCAACGACTCGCATCGTTAGTTTGGTCGGTACTTCTGCAGGATTGGCAGCTCTCGTTGCTGGCCCGACAGCATTCTCTGCCTCGATCTACCTCTACATGCAAAACTCGAAAGGCAAAGACCCAATCGGCCTTGGCGAAGTTTTGAAGACTACGACTGGAACGCTTTACGGCGTAACTGTTAAGCGTCGCTGGATGGCTGGCTCGCAGCAAGATGCGGCGGGGGCCGGTATCACGACCGACATGATGAACCAAGACGTTTTGGAAATTGACCGTAAATCTGGCAAGACTCCAAACCTTATCGTCACTTCTTACACTCAATTCCGTAAGATCCTGAACTTGATGGAAGATAAGAAATATATCAACATCGAGCCACGGTCTGAAGCATTGAAAGGGACCATTTCTTTCAAAGCCCTCGAGTTCATGACTTCTGCCGGACCGGTACCGATCATTGCTGACCGCTTCATGGCGGCCGACTCTGTATGGTATCTCAACGATAACTTTATCGAAATCAAGCATGCGCCTGACTTTGGTTGGTTTGACGATGACGGAACCATCTTCCTTCGCAAGGCAGATGATGACGCATATGAGGCTCGTTACGGTGGCTATTGGCAAACAATGGTATCCCCATTGTACCAAGGTATCCGTTACGGCCTCGCCACCTAAGTTTTAAATCTTTGAGAGGCGAACGGGTTCGCCTCTTTTCTACCTTGAGAAATGAAGTATATTATTCTACTTCATTTCCTCTATTTTTGAGGAGCATTTATGTCGGAAGGCGGAATCCCTTTCATGACTCGCGGGATGCAGACGCATCAGCGTAAAGTTGTGACGATGTTTGCAAAGATTACTGGCGCTACCGTTGCCGGTGGAACACTGACGACTAACGGCCTAGACACGGGCGCAGCACTTCATATGAAGGTGACTGAGACAGGCAGTGGCGTTTATGCGCTGACGCTTAACGATCCAGGAGCTCGATTTGTTGGCGCTTCCTTTACCTCTATGACGACTCTGGCATATTGCCATTTTGCGGTCACTACTGACGGCAAAGTGATCACAGTTACCCAGAGAACAGCAACTACCGGCGCAGCCTTGGCTGATGCTGACATTAGCTGTGTTATGTTCGTATCCTACGCACCAGACGCAACCTAGTTTTAAAATTACTTACTGAGATGGCCAGAAGGTCCGGAGAGGTACAAAGTGACTAAGGGTTACCCTTCTAGCGAAAAGCTAGAATCTACATCGAATCAATTTCAAACAGTACAGCCTGTCGGACTATTCCGGCAGGCTGCCGACGTTCTATCCCATCAGTATGTTACTCTAGTCAATGCCGACGCTGTTGAAGCGTTATCTACAAAATACGATATAGTAGCTACAGCACACAATGCTAAGAAGGGTCAAGTAGTCAGGATGACTTCCGGATCTACATCTGGGGAATACTCCGTGATAGTGATGGTTTCTACCAACCTCATAACGCTTGGACAGGGCCTATCGGCAGTACCCTCCGTCGCAGACACTTTCGACATAATGAGATTTGTTCTCCCAGAAGCCGGACCTGGCGGTGCATCGTCTGTGACAGTGTCTACAGCTGCTAAAACCATGTCTGACAAGGTTAGGTATAGCCATGCTGTTGCGGTCACTACAGCGGCATATACGACATTGATTGCGTCGGTGGCAGCTGCGATAAATGTACTCTACATAGACGACACTTCCGGGGAATCTCTATTCCTGGCAGTAGGTGCTGCGGCTTCAGAAGTTAACTTGCTGATTATACCTCCTGGAGGGTTCTCTGGACCGGTGCAAGTAGCGGTAGCTGCTGGGGCTAGATTAAGTTTGAAGGCGATTAGTGCTGACACAGCTTCTGGGGAGTGTATTTTAAATGGCACTAATTAAAAGACTCGCAATATTCCTGTCTCTATTCGCCACTGCTGTGGTGGCGGCAGATGCTGTCATCTATAGCGGAGACGCTGTTAAGACAATGCGGGATCAAATAAAAATACGGGATACTGCATCAATCCTGACAGGAACTGCCGACCCTTCTTCGACGGCAACGGACGCCAAGAGGGGCAGTTTATATCTCCGGCAAGGGACTGTTGGAGCTGCTTACGTAAAAACTGATGACGGTCTTTCCACTAACTGGTCAACAGCTACCGGCACATCTGGGACAAATACCTACGTTATGGCAAACGTCTCTTCTGATATAGGGGGAGGGTACTTCCAGCTTGTAGGGTTACCTGCTTATGTTACTGCGACAGCGGCAGCGGTAACTGTGTCAGTAGGTACTGCGGAAACTCTTATAGCTACTTTGGCTACGAATATCGGATTCCCAAACGCGACAACAATACCTGTCGGTCAATTTTTTGCTCACTATGAAACTACTAAAGCTTCGGGACCAAACAATTATTACACATATTTTAAAGTATTTAAGAGAGCTTCCGGAGGTACGGAAACTCTTTTGTCTACTTCAGACAGTACGTCTCAAACTGCTCTAAACACCGTAGTCAACCAAAACTCTACGGCATTGATAACTTCCGCATTTACGGTACTTCCTACAGATAGGCTAGTGATTAAAGTATACGGGAGACTACTCGCATCTTCAGCAAACGTGACATTGGCTTTTGACGGAGCAACTAATGCGAGATTTGAATTGCCTGCCGCTACTGTCGATGCCACAAACTTCATACCGTATACTGGGGCAACATTAAACGTAGATGTTGGCGCAAAATCCGTAACTGCCACTAACTATGTTGCTTCATCGGCAAGCGAACTTCGGTTAAACAATGCAGCCAACACTTTCTATACAGGTTTCAAGAGTGGAAACGCAGCGGCAAATAAAATATGGACTCTCCCGCTTGTAGACGGTGCTGTGGGTAATCGTCTAACAACTAACGGATCTGGCACGCTCGGTTGGTCGGGGTCCGACATATTGAATGGCGGTAACTCTTTCGGCGGTACGATGTCGATAGGTACTGGAGATTTGAATCAAGTAGACTTTCTAGTCAATACCACAGTCGTAATGTCGTTATTGCCAGCAAGCGTTACAATGTTTCAACAGCACTTAGCTGGCTCTGGAACCGTAGCACTTCCGGCGTATTCGTTTAGCGGTGACCCCAATACCGGGATATTTTCCGGTATCAGTGATAATATAAGATTTGGAACTAACGGTGTTGAAAGACTTACTCTAAATAACTCTGGTATCACTGCTACCATACCTTACATCGCTTCTGCTGGAGCAGCGGCTACTCCGTCGTTCACCTTCAACAGCGACTTAGATACTGGTATGTTCAGCTCGGTAGCCAACGCCATAGAGTTCTCAACAGGGGGTACGTCGCGAGCTAACATAAGCTCTCTCGGTGTCCTCAGCACTAACGGGGTATTTTCTTCTAACGCTGACGTGACTCTTAACCCAGCCGGCGGTGCTGCTAAATTAACTACAACCTCAGCTAACGGAACTGCCATTGTAGGCACCACAACAAACGATTCTGCGACTGCGTTGAATGTCGGTGAATTTGTGTCGTGCACAGCAGGGGCTACGGTAGCTCCCGGAGCATCGAATGCTTATAAGAATCTCTGTACAGTTTCACTCACCGCCGGAGACTGGGACGTTACTGCTAATGCTGAGATGACAGGCGGAACCACTACTACGGCGCTAGACTTCCTAAAAACAGGTATATCCAAAACAACCAATGCTCTAGATTTACTGAACGTCGGAGGGTACGTATCTGTTTCGATACCCAATTTTATTCAAGGATTCCCAGAAACTTACCAAAGTTCTCCTAGAAGAATATCTATAGCATCTACTACACCTATCTATCTAGTAGGACTTATTCAGTACGGTTCCGTTGGCAACGCTCTGTGGGGATCCAACTCTTTCATGTCAGCTAGACGAGTAAGGTAAAACCTAAACTGTTTTTAAAAAGGTGATCATATGGTAGCATCGGCAGACGGGTCAAACCCGATTAGTACGCTTATAAATCAGACGGTGTCTAGCTTATTAGGTTCTGACTTTGTTGAAGTCACTACAGACGGGGATACTGTATCTAATGGGGGTAACTCCTCTGGATCGCACTATCGTAGATTAGCTAAGGGAGTTGATGGCCAGTCAGAATCTGTATGGTTGTCAAAGGAAACTATATCTTACCCATTTAGAATTAATATAGGCATCACAAGATCCTTAACCCTTATTGGGCAAGAGGTATGTGTGGAGCTTGTCGAGGTGGATCCCTACGGATCTGTAAAGACAGACCCCATACCGAGCGAAATACCGATATCGGGAACCATTACAGTCGCAACAAACGTTGCTACTATTAACACTTCTGCAGCCCATGGATTAGTCGGCGGGCAATATGTCCAACTGCTAAACACTCTAGACCCTAGATTGAGAACGCTCCCTGTTGTTGTGACGATAATTACGTCAACACAATTTACGATACCTCTTACCCTGGCCAATGCCACATATACTGCTACAGGTGGGACCATAAAAATATGGGACGGGCTAGGTTATGCTTCAGGAGGCATTTCTCTAAATAGAAATACAGCAGCATCCACCACTGGACTGTTAACTCTTAAAGGGGTCGGGGAATCAGAAAAAGTTGTAGCGCTAACCCTTCTCAGTACTATCGCTACGCAAGCAAACGTTTCCCCGTACACAGATTCTTTTGTCTGTCCTAACGACCTTGAGATTATAGGTACTCCTGAAGATATTATTATAAACACCAGGGTTTCAGACTCCTTACTCGCAACTACACCGCTTAGATTTTCCCAGGCGTTTCCTGACAATGCAGCAAGATTTAAACTAAGGATTAGGTTCTCTACCTTAGAAAATATGACGCGCCCCTCTAAAAAGATATCTGCTATTGCTAAAACAGGCACAACCACGGCTACCGTAACTTGTGTTGGTCACGGTTTGGCAGCTACAGATTTTGTCCAAATATATGGTGTTAGGGATATTACCTCCTTCCCAAACCTAGTAGCTATGACCGCAATATCCTCTATTGTGGATGCTGATAACTTTACGATAGTTATTGGGGCGGCACTTACAGTATCTAGTACTGGGGGAATGGTCGCAATTAACAGGGCATCCTTACTTATATTAAATGCGTTTAATAACTCTGTGCAGTCCGTCATTAGGACATCCAACATACTCACCGCAACATTCAATGCTGCAGTAGCCACACCTCTTCCTGGTCAGCTTTTAGCGTTATACGGAATGAATGGCTCTGCTTCCGTGTATGACGGAACCTATAAAGTTCTCAGGGTAAGCGGGTCAACCGTAGAATTTGAAAGTATTGGATCAGACTTTGGATCAATAAACACTGGCGGTGCTGTGCTCCAAGTAGCAGAAAGTAGATTCCATTACTTTAAGGTAGTAGACTATACAAGGACAGTAGTTGAGCTTGCAAATGCTAGAGGCGCTCAATCGGACCAAGGTAGGGCGCTCCCTGTAGTGTTTAACTCTGGCACAATTACTACAGTGTCTACTGTCACCGCTGTAACGGCTGTAACGGCTGCAAACTTAGCACTTCCTGGTATTATTGCCGATATCGCGTCGGCTGCGTTAACAACGACAACGACAACAGCTACTTTGACTCCGACTTTCGGATGCACGTACTCAGTTATGATGTCGGTTACTGCAGTAACTGGAACGACCCCGACACTGGATGTTAGGGTAGAGGAGTCAGACGATACAGGTACAAACTGGTTCACTGTTTACGAATTCCCTAGGATCACGGCAACAGGCGCTTACAGGTCCCCCCAACTAACATTAATTGGTAACCGTGTAAGGTATGTGCAAACTGTTGCAGGAACAACTCCATCGTTTACGAGATCGCTAAACCGCTTGCAATCAAACTCTGCTATATCTTACCCATATCGACAGATTATTGACCGAACTATCAGCTTGACAACTCTTAACAGTGTGACTCCTAATCTTTTAGTGCTTCATGCTTACCAGTTAGGACTAGTTGTAAACGTGGGGGCCATCACAACTACGGCACCACAATTACAACTAGAAGGGTCTGAGGATAACGGAGTGACCTGGTTTTCTATCGGGGCCCCTTTAGTTGCCGTAGCATCGTCTACAGTCTTTCAAAACGCGGCAGAGAATAGTCCACAATTAATTAGAGCCAGGGTATCTACGGCAGGTGTCGGAGTGACTGCTGGCTACGTCATGATAAAGTGTTCTTAATATGGCAAAAGTATTTAAAGTGTTCTCGATAGACGACGACGAAGATGGCATACCTGTCGGGGGGATTTTCGCGTCAAAGGTTTTAGCCAAGGCTTTTATCGACGCGAATCCTTCCTCTTCAGGATACACAATAGAGAAGTCAGACGAGTTGGGTTCTGAGATTGTTTTCGATGACAGCAAGAAAACAGGTAAGAAGAACCCTTACACGAAGAAGTGCAACATCGCGTCGCACCCAAATTACCCAGACTTTAAGGCGGAGTAGAAATGGCGGATAGTGCTGGGGGCGCAGTAGCCAACTCAGCAGTTACCTGGGCGACGGCAAACTGCACTTTAACTGCCAGGAGAGCGGGATAATGGAACCATCAACAGCGATTGCAGCAGGAACCATGGGCGCAGGACTCCTTCAAGGAATCCTGCAAATGGAGGCAGATAAGCGCCGATTGGCTCAAGAGAAAGCACAATTCGGGATTCAGCAACAAGAGAACCGCTTCTCTCAAGAGCTGGCTGCCAGAAATCAGCAAATGCAGCAGCCAATGGTCAACGCGCAGCAACAATCACAAACCCTGCAAGGGTTAATGCAAGCTTTAGGAGGTACGCGATGAAAGATATGATGGCCGCAATGGAAAAAAGAGTCTCTAGTCTGGAAAAGAAAGTCGGCACGGGCAAGAAAGATATGGATTATCTTGACGACGGCCCAACTACTGAGCCGCGCCACGAGAACCCAGCGCATGAAGATACCGGTAAGAAGAAAAAATCTGTAGGCCTCATGATCGCCATGCTTAAAGCTAGGAAAAATAAATGAGGCGAGTAGAGCATCTGTTGCTTCAGATCAGAAGGCACACAGAGAACGTCCAGCAATCTGCTACGGACGGTATCACTGATTTGGAGTTAATCGAGGCGCTCAACAACGCGCAGGAGTCTATGACTGCGCGAATTCACATGACCAACAATAAACTCTTGGCCGATGAGCTTGAGTATACAAGTGTGGCCAGCCAGGAAGCCTATGACTTGCCTTTTAACATTTTTTCAAATTCTCACATTATTGATATGTCTTGGGCTACATCTGGAGCTTACGCGGATCTCATATCGCTTGAAAAGGTTGGGTTCAAAGAAAGAATCCGCGACACAGGATACCCGTCAAAATACATTCTGAAGGGGTCTAAGGTTCTCTTCAACAGAATCCCGCAAGCTTCCGGTGAACTTGGGGTCATGACTTTTAACCCAAGACTCCCGAGACTCGATAGAAGGTCGGGACAAGTAACTGTTGCAACCTTAGATACCGTCACCAAGACGATTACAACTCTGACACTTTCGTCGGCAATTACTCCGACTCTCGCCAATGCTTATTTTGACCAAACTGACTATCTCACTGTTGTTGACCGCGACGGCACGATAAAGATGAAGTCTATCCCGATCGATTCTGTAGATACTGGAACGGGAGTAGTCACTGTTGCCGCTGGTTTCGTCTATGCAACAGGCGAGACTATTGCAGTGGGCGATTATGTCTGCCTGGGTAAATATGCGTCTACACACTCGCAACTCCCAGAAACTTGCGAGAGATTCCTACTTGCATTCGGCTACAAAAGAGTTTTCCTCAGGGATTGCTCTGACGACTATCTTCTCCAAAGTAAAGAACTTCAAGAGATGATGGATGAGATAACAGAAGTTATCGGCATGGAATCCAGCGACGTGGAATACATCCCACTTCTTGACACGGATTTTTAATGACTAAGACTAGAGAAATTGCCGAATACACCGAATTTATGGGTGTTGACATAAAGGCGGACAATATTGTCCGCGATCCGGCATTTGCGTCTGATGGCGGGCAGAATATTATATTCGGGGCTCGTGGAGAGATTAATCGCCTACCAGGAAGTGTCGCCCAATTAGATAGTCGCGCAGCCTTGGCGACAACGTTAAACGGCATAGCCTTGATGGAGTTTGACGGGTACTCCCAAACAAATACCAGAGTTAAGAAACTCCTGGGTTTCAATAACTCTGAAGTCCTCTGCGAACTAGTTGAAGATGACTTCAAGGTGGTTTATGCCGGGGCCGGCACTCCTTCCATAGAAGTAGGCCAGGCAGACGGCACTTCCAGCATTATTCTCTATGTCAACAACGCAGCTGTCTATACCAATACTACAGTCACCACCACGGTAGCGGCACTTGTTACCGCAATCAACGCTGTATCTGGCTGGACAGCAACAGCTGCCTCTAACGTCGCCTATCTTCGCGGCTTTTATCGCGTAAAAAAGCAAGATATTGCGACGGCAGGGTTTATTGTTCGGGTGAGAACAGCTAAAACTATCCCAGCGGGGTGCGTTCTCCCGACTACAAACATCACCCCGTCATCTTCCCCTGTCACTACATATAAGATCCCTTCCCACGTATCGCTAAATAACGTCCTTTACTTCATTGATAGTCAGGGAAGCATTTCTAAATTCGATGGGCATTACTATTATGGCATAGGGTTAGAGCGGCCGAGCCTAACAACCACAAGTTACAATTGGGCGGGTACCGGGCCACTGGCACCAGGGAACATTGTCACAGTGGCGGCCAGAGTTAAATTTGTCGACTACGGCGGGAATACCAATTACTCGAAATTTAGTTTCTCCACCATCACCGTAGGTGGCGCAGACGATGGGTTCTACGCGACAGTAAGCCAGTCGGTATATGCTTGGCAGAACACCAACTATCTGGTCCCGTCATCGAATCAGTTTGCTGTGACAACAATTGCTACGGGGGCCACTGCTGGCAAATTTCTCGTAGGCGATAAGATTTGGGTTACAGCAGGGGGAGCAGTTCAGGAAAGAACTATCACTGCTGTCGCGGCGAACTCCATCACTGTGGACTCTGCTACGGATGCTAGGACTACTGACCACATAACTCACCGAGTATCTATCGAGGTTTGGTGCAGCACGGTACTGGTTAGCGGCACACAGAACGAAGTGGGCCCTTACTATCTTATCGGTGAAGTGACTGTAGCGTCTGACGGGGCTACTAAGCAAATATATCGGGCACAAACAGACACCGATATTGTTATGACAGGCACCAAGCAAATAATCACCAGCGTCAGAAATTGGGCAGAGCCTACTAACCCTTTAAATCTTTTCCCTAAAGGGAAATATTTAACTAAATTTCAAACTGCTTTGGTGATTGCCGACTACACAACAAACAATGTAGTCCATTTCTCCGACACAGAAGGTCAAGAGCAATTTGACTTAGCTGTCAACAACTTCACGGTTGAGGGGGAAGTCACAGGAATCGGCGGCAACAAAGAATTCTTAGCTGTCTTCAAAGAAAACAATACAGACGTACTTATTGGAGATCTTCAAGGGTTCAACGTTCGAGTCGATAGGGTTGACGATGATATCGGCTGCGTCGCCCATGCCTCGATTCAGAAGATTGACGAGGGGAGGCTATTTTTCCTTTCCAATAAGGGGCCTTACAGCATCTCCTCCGGAAGCGTGACTCCGATCGGGCCCCACGTCACTAAGTCGGGGAAACTTGTATCCCGATTAGAGCCCTTCTACACGAAAAATCGTGGGGAAGACTACACCGTTGCCGGTATCGATCAACCATACTTAGCTATGGGTCGCTCTGTCGGCTGTGTCTGGCCGTCAAAGAATACCTACATCATCCACACTCCTTTCGAGTCTAGGCAGTATCCGGGATTCCAATATCAGGGATTTTCTGCCTCTGTCCAAGAGCTATCGACTTGGGCCTTCAATTGGGAAAAGGGTACCTGGTATCCAGTTTGGAACATTATCCCCAACTGTGGTGGTTTTGAGCTCAATAACGAATTCTCCTATTTAGCTCGCTCATACTACACCAGCGGGGACAATGCCTTTTACTACGGCATCCTCAATACGATCAGCCAAACGGGTACCGTTAAGGATTTCTTTACTGCAACAGGATTCAACACCTCGAAGTATGTTTCCGGATGGTTTCATCTAGGTAACCCGAGCACCAATAAACGCTTCCTTCGCGTCAGACTTTTCTGCCACGAGACTGTGGGTAACACGACCTTTACGATGGATGTTAAGTCTGAGATTAACTTTCAGTCTGGCACTTACCCGACGAATATTACCGGGGTCACTTTCACGGTAGGTGACGAGAAGAAAGTGAAACTTTCTTCCCAGAAGGCTAGAGCTATCCGGATCTCTTTCGAGGCCGGGACAGTAAACGAGAACATTTCAATCAACGGTATCGTCCTCGAATGGTCGGCAAACTACCACTGTGGGTTTAAAGAATGAGATTTCGAGGTTTTAGAGAATTTGTTGTTGGCAAGGTAGATGAATTTGTGAAGAAGGATCTGGCTTCTTGCATGAAGGATTTATTTGCCGGGTTAAGTAAGCTATCCTTTGAGGATAACTTTGAGTCATTTACTGTTGAAGTGAAGATGCAGGCCGGAGAAGAGGTAACCATTGGGAATAAACTCTCGAGTCCTCCAACCAAGTGGCTTACTGTTAGGCAGACTGGAAACGGTGTCCTGACGGACGGCACTTACTGGTCTGCCGATAAGGTTTCAATCAAAAACAATGGTTCTGTGGTAGTTACCGCAACCATAATTTTTATGAGGTGAGTTGTGGGCATACTGCGAAAAACTGGAAGAAATATAGCTCGTGTCGTCAAGGGCAAGGCCCAAGGCGGGCCTCTTGGCGGGAGAAAAGAGCCCCAAAATTATCCTCCGGATGCGACCATAAATAACGGCGTGGTCTCTCCGGTAGCGGCACCTGCAGCAGCACCAGTAGCAACGCCTGCAGCGCCCGTAGCAACTACTGCTGGCCCAGATAGACGAGTATTTGACTACAGGACTAATCGGTACATCGACCCGACAGGTACTACATCTGCAAGCCAGGCACCTCAGGCTGCTACAGCTAAACCATTAGTTAAAAATGGGACCTTTGCTGACACAACAGGCGTCCCAGCGCAGATACTCGCTGCCAGACAAGCAGCTTTACAAGGCTTTACAGCTCCCGAGATGGTTGCTCGCCGTGAGCAATCCCTTTCAGGTATCGAAGGCACTCGCGCAACTGCCGCTAACGACCTCCAGCGCAGACAAAACGCCAGCGGCACTACTGGCGGGATCGCCTTCGCCCAGCAACAGGCGCTCAACAATTCAGCGCTACAGGCTAGGGCCGGAGCTGAGCGGGATCTCTTTCTCGCAAACGAGGCGCAGCGCCGTCAAGCACTCGGCGACCTTCAAGGGTATGTCGGCGGGGAGCGGTACGGGAACATTTCTACGGATCTCGCCGGACGACAACTGGAGATGCAACAGTCAGGACAAGATCAGACTGCACAGTACCAGCAAGGGATAATCGACCTTATTCGGCAACGACAAACCGGGGAGTTGCCGGGAAGTTACAGCCCTGTCCCCCAAAGTCCGACAGAGGCAGCGGTTGACGTAGCTGGGAGACGTCTAAATCCGTCTAACTATAACGGCATGGGGGTCCCAGGAGGCACTGCCGGCAGAGATGAAAACAGCGACGTATGGTGGCAGCCACAATACTGGTCTGCCCCTAGAAACGTGGTGGTGTAATGCCTAGAATAGATCCAAATATTTTCGATAGGATCTCGGGTACCGTCACCGATGAAGGCGCATACTTGCGCTTAAATCCTGAATCTCCAACAGTTAAAGGCACGGAGAAAGCATCGAATACAAAGAAGAAAAAGAAATCAACGGTCGCAGCCACCCCAGAGGCCCCGACAGATAAAGCTGTCCGAGAAATCGGCAATAAGAAACAATTAGATTCCTCGAAAAAGACTGGCGTAGTCCCGAAACTCAATACGGGAAGTACGACAATCACTAGTCCGGTCCCTGGCGGATATAAGGCGAGTTCTTCGAATCTCCAGAAACTCGACTTCAATATGCCTGAGAGCTTGGCACCTAAAGCACCGGCGACAGCTTGGACACCTGGCGAATATTCTCTAGGGACTAGACTATCTGGGCCAGAACCGACCGTCACCTCTCCGACGCCTCTTGTCGTAACTGTACGGCCCAAGACTCCAGTGGAGAAGGCGGCCGTAGAGGCAGCAAGTGCCCAGACCCCGGAGGCCGCTTCCGACGCAGCGACAGCACTCACGGCAAACGTAGAAAGAGAGGCGGATCTACCGGCCCAACCTCCTGCAGTCATCGAGAACGCGACAGCAGTAGCACACGACACTACAGCAATGGCCGCGATAAAGAAAAAAGACCCCTCGACGTGGGACAATGTCGAGAAGATAGCCATGGCGCTATCGCCAGCACTCACCATCTTAGCGGGATATGCTCTCGGAGGACGTACCGGCGCACTCATTGGCGGACAAGCCATGTTTGAGGGTATCAAGGAGTGGGGAAAGGCAAAAGAAGCCGATAAGAAAATTGTTCTTGCAAAAAACAAGATAGACAATACCTGGAAAGAGGCCTCTTACAAGGGGAGTGACGGCCAAGATTACCTGGCCTACGCTAACCCAAAGACAGGCGAGTTCAAGAAGATATCTGACCCAACTACTGGCAGCCCTATTCTCGCCAAGGCCGGAGCAATGGACGTAGCACTGGCAGCTATAACCAGCAGAGAGAAAATTGCAGATGCTGCTGCAACAGCCAAGGTTACAGCGGCAGATAAATCTGAAACAGCAAAGGAAAAGGCTGACAGACTTAAACGTCAAGACGCAGCAATGAAGACTGCACTTAATCAACCCACAATACCTATCCCACAGAAAGACGGGACAAATATTATTGGTCGTAAAGTCTTTGATTCTTCAGGAGGGATAGTTATAGAGCCTGTTAAAGACTCTAGCGGCAACCCGGTTATCATGAACGATAAAAATAAAGGCAAAACTCTACAGCAGATAGAAGACGAGCATAAAGCTGCTGCCAGAGGAACTGCAGCAGGTAAGCCAGCAGACGGCCCGAAGCAAAGAGCGGTAGGCCCTGAATGGTCCGAGCCAGCTCTAAAAATAGAAGGCTACGGGTATGCCAGGACCCCGAAAGACAGAGTAATCCTTACGGAAATGATTCCTATAAAAGGTGAAATAGATGGGAATATCGACACCATCATTAAGATAAGAAAGAAGAGTCCTCTAGGATCTATTCTTCCTTCTTCAGACACCGAAGCCGCTAAACAAGCGTCGGCAAACATTAAGACCAGACTATTCAAGCTTAGAGGCATGGGTGTCCCTACTGGTAGGGATGAAGCGATGATCAATAACATCTTTCCAGCCGACCCTACGGCGGTAAGGTGGAGAACTCTAGGCTCAAAAACAGACACCGTACTTCACGAAATAGAGGCCTTCAAAAAAGAATATAATAAGTCTTTTGATACCAGTCTGAAGTTGAGAACTACTCCAAAATATGTGGCCCCCTTTTCCGGGTCACAGAAATCTGGTGGAGTGCCTGTAGGTGCTCCTGGGTCTATGACTGGCCCGGCTTTGCCTGCATCCAATGCTGGGAGAGTTACCTCCGACGCTGACTACATGAGAGCTGCTCAGATAGTAAAACTAAAAAGTAAACAGCCTCAAGGGAAAGTTAAAATTAACGGGATAGTTTACACCGTGATGCCTGACGGTATGTCAGCAGATAAGGGGCCCCCAAATGTCCAACCTTGAAGAAATCCCGGACATAACTGACCAGGCTATTCTTGATGTGACTGATCAAGTTGTTGCGCCGGAACAACCTGTCGCTGCGCCGGAACAACCTGTCGCTGCGCCTGAACAACCTGTCGCTGCGCCGGAACAACCTGTCGCTGCGCCGGAACAACCTGTCGCTGCGCCGGAACAACCTGTCGCTGCGCCGGAGCAACCTGCTGTTGACTCTCACGGGATACCTCCTGCTTTTCAGACAGGCCTCTCTCGGGCAATGGATTACTCTAGGCAAAACACTGCTGAAGGGTTGATGACGACCCTGAATGCTATAAGTATTCCGACAAAAGCCATATCTACTATTGTTGGCTCTGTAGCTAATGGCGCGGGATATGAGGAGACGATGGATGCAGCTAGAGCTGCGATTTCCATGCACCCACCGGCTGATCTTCCAGGATACGAGGACGCCATAAGTCAAACCTTGATCCATATGGGCTTGACCCCGCAACAGGCGATGCCAATAGGGAATGCTACGGGCATGATTCCGAATGCTGCAGCCGATTACGTTACTGGGTCTGCAGCTGCAATACCTGTCAGAGCTATTCTAAAAAGCGGGCCAGTGACTGCAGCTGTAAAATGGTCCTTGAGGAAACCACGTGCGGCTATCGCAAACATCGGAGAGAAGATAGCCAAAAGGTTTGAAGCTACTCCCGATGCAGAGTTTTCAAAATACCTCGAGCAGGCACATGCTGTGGAGGCTTCTAAAGAATTCCCTCACGACGTTACAGCCAAGCAAATGGCCGAAGCATTTCAGAACTCGATAACGAGAAACGTTAACGCCTCACGAGCAGCTAGTGAAATACTTGCATCAGAGCCTGCAATCATAACACCTAATGATTTAACAGATATGCTTAAGAGGGCTTACGACGGCACGATAGATACTCCAGCAGGACCTTCTACCTTTAGGTCTCCTGTAGGTATGAGTGTTTCCGAGCAAGGCGCTGAAAGCATCGCCAAAAGGTATCACTCCATAATTCAAGATACTGCCAATAAAAACCTGGCCAATAAGTCTCCATCAGAATGGATATTTGGTGGGAGACAGGAGTTCGGTGATTTGGGTGACGCTATGGGGCTACCTCCAGAAATGGTCTCAGAGATGGCGATGAAGAAGCCTATACCTATGCCAATCATCAAGAAGATGATACAGACCCTAGACACAGACATAGGGGAAGAAGGCGCAAGGAACGCGGCGAATAGAAGTTTTGACCCAACGACTACAGTGTCTTGGAAGATGCGTAAAAATCTAAACGAGACTTTGGGTAGTTATGTTCCGGCATATTATGAAGCCATGAACCCGATCTCCAATACAGCCGAAGAAATAGCGAGATTCAAGGCTAAATTTATCGGGAAGTTTAAAGACTTTGAGGACATCCACAAAGGGATAATCTCTAACTCCGACGACCTAGCAAAGAGAAACATAATTAAGTGGCTAGACGCGGATAACAGTACTGATTTCGCTACTCAAATTGAAAACAGAAAACTTTATGACTCCCTCCAAGAGAAAATAGCGGCAGGACCAAAAGCAGCCAAAGGCGTACCCAATGCACTGGGTAGCATGGGGCGTATGGTGGTAGGTGTCCCAGCTAAGTACTTCCTGGGCCCAGTCGGTGGGAGAGCAGTAACCCATGTGCTTGACAAGTATGGCGCAGATGCGGCCAATAAGTTTGCTTCTGTCCTTATGATATCGCCAGCGGCAGAGGCAGCTACAAACATAAACTACGTGGCAAACCAAGTAATACCTAAAAGCATAAAGTCCAAAGTATGGCGGGCTATAGCGCCAACACTCGCCGTCAAGATGGTCCGTATGGCGTCGGGTGAAGACGGTGCAGATTTCGACAATTGGGGGGAGCAAGCCCTTACCGACCCGATAGCGATCAAAATGCTAGAGGCCGGAATTACCAACGACCCGTCGATTCCTACTAGTCATAAATTTGCACTTCTCAGAAGCATTAGGCATGAATTCCAGGATAAAGGTAGCGTCTCCTTTTCGCTTAGCGAGATCAAAGAGGCTAAGCCTTTAAGCAAAGAAGAATCTACAAGAAGAGCAGTAATTGAATCTCGACTAAAGAAAGTGGGTGAATAATGGCGACACCCTTACCCTGTACATGAGACTCAGCTATACGGCAGATGGGAACACTACCGGAACTCTAACATCGAGGTATCTCCTCAAGTCAGTAAAGTGAGATTTTATGCCAGAGGTGGAACTAGTATCTAGCTTAACTACCGGCGGTGGGCTTACTGTTGTTTCTATCCTTATCCATTTTCTCCGACAAATAAGGATAGCGATCGTTGCAGTAGAAATAAACTTCAAAGAGATGAACACCGCATTGATAGAGCTTAACGGCACCATGGTGGAAGTTGTCACCGACAGAAAGCGTGACAAAGAAGAAATAGATAGGCTAAGATGCGATATCAAACAATTATGGGAGAGAGTCAATGTTAAAAACTGAAGTGGTACTGGTTGTACCAAAAGAAACGCATGAGTTTGCAGAGGGCATAGCTGTTTTCGTTGCTGCTCTAGCGAAAGAAATTAAGGACAATGGCGGGTTTGCTGTCGGTGATGACCTCCCAGGTATCGCTGCTGCAGCAATCGCATTGGTACCAGCAATCCACGGCGCTATGTCGCTTGGCGCTGACTTCCATGAAGATCCAGTAGGATTTTCGACTTGCTGGGCACTAGCCGGAGCAAAGATAGCTAGCACCATAATCGCAGAATAGTGAATCCCGTGCGTAGCTCAGCGGCCAGAGCCTAGGCGCGGGTGTTCGACTCACCCCGCACGGACAAAAGGACAATATGAAAAAGTATACAATCTACACAGACTTGCACCTCTATAGCAAATATTTCAACGAGCCAAAATTTCCTTGGGATAAGGATGTGATTGAGCGCGAAAATGCTTACCTTATCGGGGACATTTTTGAGGCGAAAAACTGCGAGCCTAAGGATCTTCATGCTCTGAAAACGGATAGAAGTCATGCTGCATTTCTCTATGAAGGAAGAATGCTTCGCGGCAACCATGACGGAAATTTCCCCGGCGTCGATGATATCGTCTTGCCGGGCAGAATCCTTCTGACGCACGGCGATCGTGTCCTCTGGACAAAAGAAAAAAGCGATAAATTTAGAGCCGAGAAAATGGGACAAGGCTCCGGCTGGAAGCAATGGATCTTCTCTAAACACCATGGATCAATCAACCAGTCAGAAGCTGAGCTTGCTTCTCGATATGCTGAAGCAAGAAACTGCACGACAGTAGTTTTTGGGCACGTGCATCCGAAAGTTCGGTTTGACAAGGTAATAGGAAACGTCCGAGTAATCTGTCTCCCCAGAGGACGCAATGAAATCTATCTTTAGCATTTTGCTTCTGTCTGGATGCGCAACGCTTGGCCAATCGACCGGAGCACTAAACCCAGACGCCGTATTCAAAAAAACTCTGGCCTTTACCGTAAATGGTAAGACAGCTGTCGGGACAATGACCGTGCCAGCTGCAGACACTTACCGCATCGACGCAGTGTTTCCGGCAAAGCCTGAAGTGGTAAAGATCTCGACTTGCCACAAGCAAGTCGTCATTGAAAAACCGACAACAAATACCTTTTTCATCGGCGCTATCAAAGGCCTAGAAGACACTGGATACTGTCCGGTACGTATCGATGCGATCGATCTTGGGGGAGTAAACTCGTCAGCATATTTTGAGCTCGAAAATGAGGCTCTCGAGTCTTTCATTCTCTGTGACGGTGAGAATCGGAAAACTAAGGGAGTAAGCATCTGCCAGGCTAAAGCAGGAATGACTCAGCGGATTCTATTTTTCGAGGAAGTAAACTTTGAAAAAATGTCGCCAGATTGCGCCGATATGACGC